TTTTTTTTTTTTTTTTTCGCTGAGAATGCATGCCATATTTCTGTCGATGTTATGTACGGGTCTTGACCAACTGCATAATATCCTGTTTGATGTTTCTCCATAACATGAGCAAACCAATCACCAAAATATTTCTTCAAGATTGCATTCACATTAGGGTCTACGTTATTAAATAACCTGACTTTTCCCTTCTTCGCTTTTTCTGCTGATATATTTTCGACTTTAGCATTATCTTGTGATATTAAACACGGGGATATAAACTCTTGTTCTAGTAATTTAGTTTGTTCTTTTAAATGGCTTCGGAGATTTTGTGCCACCTCAGAGTCATTAAATGTGTACAATGGCTGATCCTCTTTGAAGCTTATATCGAAGATCTCTCGTTTAGTAAATGTTTTATAAAAATACCTAGCGTAGGGGCCAGCGCTTGTTGTTATATCCACATTCGAAAGGAACGGCTCCCTTGTACCATTTATTGCTTCAAATTCAGTGAGAATTCTGAAAGGTTTAGTGGCATAAGTGAGCTTATTATAATCTAGGCATAATTCAATAGCATGGTTCATGATATCTTCATCCCATTTTTGTTCCATGATTTTATATTTACATGCTTGTGTCCATAATGGGCTAACTCTACCGTGCCCATCTAACACTAATTCACTTGTGTCCTCAACGTAATGCATATTATAAGCTGCTGGCAAGGTCAAGTTCTTATTGACCAATGTTAAATCATGTGTGACATGCTTTTCCTTCAAACCACCCCAGTTCTTAAACATGGGGTTATAACCTATGGAAATCATGCTATTCGTAGCAGCAGCCGGGAAATACGGATCTGGTTTTACTGCGTGATCTATGCTATTTAAGTACTCATGTGGCATGCTAACTCTCAAACTTGATATAACATTGTTTTTAACAACTGGTATAGAGACAACTGAACAAACAGAGTCTATAGAATTAGGCACTGTGATTTCACATAATTCTGCTATTAGTGGTTGACTAATAAAAGCACCAAAGACAACTGTTTCTATCTTATAGGCGTTGTGGAACCCTATAATCCTCATTGCGCCCTTTACTTTACACAGAAAAGGAAAACCACAGTCACCTCTTTTTATAACTTTAGCACATTCCATGCCAACACGTCTTATTTTGAGCACTTCTGTTGTTGGGGAATAACGGTCGCCGATATCACTCTTACCATCTAGTCTTTCTTGGTATGCCTTGTATTCAATGGAACCGGATATAACCTGAAAGCCAGGTCCACAACGCAAGAAATAACCATTTCTATCTAAATCTTGAGCATCCAATACAAAATATTTTCTTGCTGAAGGCAGATTAGCTAAAGATAGACAGTATATAACGCTAATGTCTCTATTTCTTAGCAATGCCACACACACAGCTGGGTACCGCACGCTATTTGAGGAGAGAGTAGCACCGTCGCCTACTTTGTCAAAGCAATGTGAGACACTAAGGAAAAATCCTTTCCCAACGT